GTTTTGGGCGACTTCGGTACTCAACGCGAGATGCCACAGAACTCGACAGACACCTTGGTGTTCCGTCGTACTCTGCCTTTCGGCGCATCTACTGCTGGTACAACAATCGAGAACTCTTCTCGCTACGTTGGTACTCCTGACATCACCGCTTCCAACTTCGTGTTGGCCGAAGGTGTGACACCCAACTCAAACACGATCTCTTTCCAAGACGTGTCTGTTCAGTTGCAACAATATGGCGTGCTGTTCAAGTACTCCAGCAAAGTTGAAAACTTGTACGAAGACGACATCCCCGGCGAAATGGTCAAGCTCACAGGCGAGACACTGGCTGAGGTGATGGAGATGGTTCGTTACGGTGTGTTGAAGGCCGGCTCTACTGTGATCTATGCAAACGGTTCTAGCCGCTCTGCAATCAACACAGCGATCAGCTTGAACGCAATTCGTAAAGCAGCTCGTACACTTGAGTCCAACCGTTCACGCCGCGTGACCAGCCGTCTGGCTCCCGGTGTTAACTTTGGCACTCGCGCTGTGCAGCCCGCATACGTTATCTTCTGCCACACTGACGCTGTCAGCGATGTTCGTAACTTGCCCGGCTTCACTCGCGTGGAAGAGTACGGTTCATTTAAGCCAATCCATGACCGTGAAGTCGGTGCTTGCGAAGACTTCCGTTTCATCAGCTCACCCCTGTTGAAATCTTTCTTGGCTGCTGGCTCTGCAACCTTGAACAGCATGTTGTCTGTTGGCGCTGCTAACGTTGACGTGTATCCCTTCATCATCATTGGTGAAGACTGCTGGGGCCAAGTTGCTCTTAAGGGTATGTCCGCCATCAAGCCTGTGGTCCTCAAAGCATCACAGACCAACCATGCCAACCCATTGGGCCAATTCGGCTACGTGGGCGCTTCAACATACTTCGCGACTGTGCGTCTAAACGACGCATTCATGGCTCGTATTGAAGCTGGCGTAACGGCTCTCTAAGGAGAACAACATGAGCAATAAATCTTTTTATAGCCTTGTTAACGACGGGGTGCTGCTTGGCGATATGAACGGCTCAGTGCTGTCCACACCGCCAGTCAGCATCACCGGCGCAACGCTTACTTGCACGAAGGAAGTGCATGCAGGGCGTACGACAGTAATTAGTGCTGTGGCAGGTTGCGCAGTCACTTTGCCTGCTGCTACCGGCACGGGTTCTGTCTACCGATTCATCATTGGTTCAACAATAACGTCTAACTCGACAACCATCAAAGTGGCCAACGCCACTGACGTGATGTCTGGTCGGGCGTATGTGGTCAGTGACAACACGGCCGCCGTCTTGGGTTTTGCCACGGCTGCGGCCAGCGACACCATCACCCTTAACGGCACAACACTGGGCGGCCTTGCTGGCGATCACATCGAGATCATCGATGCGATTACCGGCACCTTTGCCGTGCGTGTGTTTACCGCTGCAACGGGCACGGAAGCAACGCCGTTCTCAGCAACTGTCTAATTTTATTAAAGGAATAAATCATGTCATACAACATCGAACAAGCCAATAGTGGCTATCTCTCGCTGACCGCTGCCGGCCTAGCCGAAGGCACTAACAGTGCAACTTTTAAGACTACCAATACTTTGACTTACACAAGCAATGGTATTTTTAAGTCTAAGGCTGCTACCGACAACTTGACATTCACTGCTGGTACAGCTTTGGCTGCATCACAGGCTTGCTTGTTTGCGGTGTGGATCACATCTGGCGGCACGGTATCGACCACACAAGGTCCTATCGTTGCTGCTGACGATCCATGTCCAGTGCCTTCACAGGTTACGGCTAACACAACTTTGGTCGGTTTGATCAAAGTAGTTACCAGCTCTTCTGCTACCTTTACTCCCGGCTCGACTGACCTCAGCGCTACCGGTATCACTGATACCTTTAGCGACTGCATGGACATGCCCGGCTCAGCCCAGTAAGTTGCCATCTCTCCTAACGGAGGGTTTCGCAGGTTGCCTTCGGGCAGCCTGCTTTTTGGCAGACCGATTTTTTAAACCTAACGGAGAATGAAGATGGCAAAAAAACAAGTAGTCGCAGGCATTGAGATCCTAGACGACACACCGACAGTTGATCCAGTTTCCCAAGTTGTAGACCTTCGCGAGCTTGCAGCAAGCGAAGTCTTTATGAACGAGTTGGTTGAAGTCATGGTGCACGCCAGCACCGACGAAAATCAATCTCCTCATGTAATTCTCAATTGCAACGGAACCAATCAACCAATCCTGCGCGGCGTGCCAATGCGCGTTCGTCGTAAGTACGTTGAGATTTTGGCACGTATGAAGGAAACCAAATACAGCCAAGTAACTCGCAACCCAGCAGCGCCTGATCAGATCGACATGATCGCGCGCCACGGCTTGGCCTATCCTTTTGAAATGTTAAGCGACGAGAATCCTCGCGGCCGCGCATGGCTTCAAAACGTATTGGCTGAACCCGCTTAAACACAGGGCGACCCAGTGAACTATCTTCAGCTTATCAACCGGCTGCGCGTGGAGTGCGGTGTCTCTGGCGCCAACGTTCCATTGATCACCGTCACTGGTTTGACCGGCGAGTCCTACCGGATGTCAAGCTGGATCAACAGTGCTTGGGTCGATGTGCAAACGGCCAAGGAAGACTGGGAATGGATGCGTAATCCGGTGCAATTCAACACGGTCACGCAACAACAAATTTACACCCCCACCCAAGCCGGTGTGGGGTCTACTTTTGGAAACTGGAAACGTGATAGCTGGCGCGCGTCGTCTGTAGGACAAAACTACGCCGACGAGCAATTGTTGAACTACATGGACTACACGACGTTTCGCAACCTGTACATGTACGGGAACATGCGCACGACGTATGCGCGCCCTGTGGTTGTCACAATTGACCCAGATAAGAGTTTGGGCTTTGGCTCAATACCAGACCAGCCCTACGTCATTGTGGGTGAGTACTACGTTCAGCCAACAGAGTTTGCCTTGGCCACTGACGCGCCGCCTACGGTGTTCCCTGACCGCTTTCAGATGATGATTGTCTACAGGGCCATGATGTTTTACGGCGGATATGAATCAGCGCCGGAAGTCTATCAGCGCGGCGAATTTGAATTTAAGAGATTGATGAACCGACTGGACATTGACCAGTTGCCAACATTTGTCAGCGGGCCACCGCTTGCATAAGGTGCACAAATGCCGCTGACCACGCCCAGAGTCAATTACGATCTGATACGCCTTGGTGGCGGTTTGGATCAGGTAACTCCCACGCTTTCTTTGCCAGCAGGCGTTGTTCGTCGGGCTGCAAACTTTGAGTGTTCGATCACTGGCGGCTACACCCGCATTGCTGGCTATGAGCGTTTTGATGGCAGGCCCAGCCCGTCTTCTGCCACTTACAACATTCTTGTGTGCGCTTTGACCGGAACGGTTTCTGTTGGTAATACCATCGTTGGTTTGTCATCCGCAGCTACAGGCCGCGTTATTGCAAGAACTGGTAACGACGTGGTGATTACCCGAGAGACCGGTACTTTTTTAGCTACGGAAGGCCTTGCAGTAAGTTCGGTCAATGTGGGCACCATCACATCGATAGACGGCGTGGCGGCTGATGGTCTAACTGACGCAACGTATCAAAACCTTGCGGCCGACAATTACCGAGCTGACATCACCACCGTGCCCGGAACCGGTTCAATCCTTGGGGTGGCCTACTACAACGGCGTCTGCTACGCGTGGCGATTAACGTCAATGTACAAATCGACGGCGGCCGGTTGGGTTGCTATCGCGCTTGGCAAAGAGTTGAGCTTTGGCACGGGTACAGCTGCAATCGTAGATGGGAACACGGTCACGGGAGCCACCAGCGGCGCAACCGGTGTGGTGGCTAGGGTTGTATTGCAGTCGGGCACATTTGCTTCGGGCAATGCGGCCGGCCGGCTTATTCTTTCATCTTCTACTGGCGTTTTTACAAGTGGTGAGAATCTTACAGTTGCAGCAGCGGTAAAAGCCATAGCGGGCGGCGCGGCTACACAAATTACGCTTACAACGGGCGGCCGTTATGAGACCGTGGTTGCCAACTTTGGCGGTGGTACGGCTAACTACAAGCTCTACGGATGTGACGGTGTTAACCGAGCATTTGAGTTTGATGGCACGACTTTTGTTCCTATTGTTACTGGCATGACCGTGGACACGCCAAAGCACATCGCGTTTCACAAACAGCATTTGTTTCTGAGCTTCGGCGCTTCGTTGCAGTTTTCTGGTTTGGGCTACCCTTATCAATGGACCCCTTTGCTGGGTGCCGGTGAAATTGCGATGAACGCGGAAGTTACTAATTTATTGGTGTTGCCGGGCGACCAATCAAGCGGCGCGCTAGGTGTTTACACAAGGCAAGACACTTCAGTGTTGTACGGCACAAGCTCTGCAAACTTCAGTTTGTCCACATTCAACAGCGGCACGGGCGCCATTGCGTACACGGCTCAAAACATGGACCAAGCGTATGTGCTGGACGACAGGGGCATTATTAGTTTGGGCACGTCACTGAACTTTGGCAACTTTGTGCCAGCGTCGTTAACCATGAACATCCCTAGATTTATTCAGCAGCACCGGGATCTGGCTATTGGCAGTACGGTCAACCGAGACAAGGGTCAGTACCGGGTGTTTTTCTCTGACGGATCCGGCCTTTACTTGACAATTGTAAACGGCAAATTGCTTGGCAGCATGCCGATACAGTTTGGGCACAATGTCAATTGTTGCGTTGATAGCGAGTCGCCCACCGGTGGAACGGTCCAATTCTTTGGTTCAACTAACGGCTACGTGTACCAAATGGATTTGGGCACGAGCTTTGACGGCGACGGCATCCCGGCCAACGTAAACTTAATTTACAACTCAACAAAATCGCCCCGAATTTTAAAACGGTATCGCAAAGCTGCCGTAGAATTGTCAGGGGATTCCTACGCCGAAATTCAATTTGGCTATGACCTTGGCTACCGTACACAAGCATTGACTCAGCCTGCGGACGCCTCATACCAAAACGATTTGCGTTCTAGCTATTGGGATGAAATGGTTTGGGATAATTTTGTGTGGGACGGAGCTGACATTTCTCCGTCTGAAATTGAGGTTTCAGGAACCGCCGAAAACATGTCCATTCGTGTTTCTTCAAACTCTGACCTTTTTGAGCCTTTTACGGTGAATACCGTTATCGTGCACTACACCCTACGTCGAGGAATCCGATGAGCAATCCGTACTATACCCACACCACCTACCCAACACCCAACTCGCCGGGCTCATCGGCGACGCTGCGCAATGAGTTGGAGAACGTTACTCTTGGCTTTGACCTGTTGCCGACCTTGGCCGCCAACGGTTACAAGGTGGCAATGGTCAATTCAGCGGGTACTGCTTTAATTGCTTCCGCCGCTTTGCAGGCTTTGGTCATTACAGCCAGCACTTTGAACAGCACGCCCATTGGCGCAACTACGGCCGCAGCCGGTACGTTCACCAACCTGACAGTCACTGGCAACTCAATTCTTGGTTCCAGTGTTGTAATTACTGGGGGTACGATAAACGGTACACCAATTGGTGGAACAACCCCGTCAACAGGCGCATTCACAACTGTCAGCGCCAGCTCTGGTTTTACCGGCAATTTGTCCGGTAACGTGACAGGCAACGTGACCGGTAACGTCATCGGCAACGTCACCGGCAATTTGACTGGCAACGTGACCGCCAGCTCCGGCACGTCGACGTTTAACAACGTGACAATTTCCGGTGGCTTGGACATGGACGCCGGCACCGTGGCCACCATTACAAATCTGGCCACACCAACCAACTCAGGCGATGCAGCCACTAAGGGTTATGTTGACACTGCCGACGCCCTTAAACTGGCCTTGGCTGGCGGCACGATGTCGGGCGCTATCGCCATGGGCACCAGCAAGATCACCGGTATGGGCAACCCTACGAGTGCCCAAGACGCGGCCACCAAGACTTACGTTGATACCGCAGACGCTCTTAAACTTGACTTAGCTGGCGGCACGATGTCGGGCGCCATTGCCATGAACACCAGCAAGATTACCGGCATGGGTGATCCGACATCTGCTCAAGACGCGGCGACCAAAAATTACGTTGACAACACCGCACAAGGACTGGACGCAAAAGCATCTTGCGTTGCAGCTACTACGGCCAACATCACCTTGTCGGCCCCACAAACAATTGACGGTGTGTCGGTCCTTACTGGGGACCGGGTACTGGTCAAAGATCAAACCAGCCCAGCAGAAAACGGTATTTACGTAGCCGCTGCCGGCACTTGGAGTCGATCCACAGACGCCGACACTTGGGTAGAGCTGACATCAGCTTTTACTTTTGTTGAAGCAGGCACGGTCAACGCAGACAACGGATTTGTTTGCACGGTCAATCCCGGCGGCACGCTTGGCAGCACGGCCGTAACTTGGGTCCAATTCTCAGGCGCTGGCCAAATTACCGCAGGCGCTGGCTTGACCAAGACCGGCAACACCTTAGATGTTGGCACTGCGTCAAGCAGCCGAATTGTTGTCAACTCTAACGACATCGATTTGGCCACCACCGGTGTCGGTGCCAGCACATACCAGTCGGTGACTGTGGACACTTATGGCCGCATCACTGCGGGAACAAACCCCACCACACTTGCTGGTTACAACATCAGTGACGCGTATACACAAACGCAAGTCAATAACGCTCTTGCTCTTAAGCTCGATTTGGCTGGCGGCACCATGACCGGTGCAATTGCCATGGGCACAAATAAGATCACCGGCCTTGGCAACCCCTCCGTTGCTCAAGACGCAGCCACAAAAACCTATGTCGATACCGCTGACGCGTTAAAGTTGAACTTGTCCGGCGGCACAATGTCTGGTGCCATTGCCATGGGCGCCAGCAAGATTACCGGCATGGCGGACCCAACGGCCAA